GATTCAGATTTTACTTTTCTTTTTTTGCCTTTTGGCGTTCTAAATTGCCAAAAATACTTTCTTCCAATATATTGTTTTGAATTTATTTTATTTGTTATAAGATAAACAAATCCAAAGTTGTCTTGAATATCTTCTGATTCAAAGACTTTTCCTTGATATTTCCAAGGATTCTCATAGCTCATATAAAGTAATCTTATGAGCTAGTATTTATCCTTCAAACCTAACAGAGTGATTCTACTGACAGTTGGGGTCTTTGTCAACCCATACTCCTCTGATGCCCATAATGTCTCCTGGGCACTCATAGTAAATGGCATCCCTCACGATCAGTCTCTGGGTCTCTGAGTACTTGGGGTCCTCCATCTCTTTGAGGATGGTCTTGTTGGTCATCCTAGGGGGTAGAGACCTCTCCCATTCCTCATACTCCCCAATGGCATGATCCACATCCCTCCTGACCCTCCTATCCAACTTCTCAGGATCCTTTAAAACCAACTCATTAAAAATAGTCTGTGGGAAGAACTTCCTTTGAACTTCATCAAAGAGATCCCACAGACTATTTTGGTTTATATGTGTGCACTGAGATAATGTAGAAATAAGTGCAGTGACAACAAGACTTACAATAATAATACTCTTGTTGTCAGGTTTCTTTTTTCCAAACTGGAAATTGAACTGCATTATCCTTCTACACCATACCTCTTATCTGATCTGGAAGTATCCATATTCTTCTTAGCTTGTGCTGTTGAGATAGCATATCTCAAACTCTTGAGTTCCTTAGGAGACTTCTCTGGATAGGACTTAGCAAGTTTTGAAGGTTTGATTGCCTTGTATACACTTTCTTTTTCTTTCGTTTCAGAAGCATCAAGTGCACGCTCTCTTAAATGTGCTCTTAATTCAAGTTCAAGTTCTTCTTTTGTAATACCTTTTTTTGCTCTTATTGCAGCGGCTTTTGCAAGAGTTCTTTGTCTTGCAGCATCTTGCTCATCCTTTGGTATAGAACTTACAGCACCAAGTTTTTCTGCTGGTTTTCCAGGAACTGCACTTTCTCCAATAGCATAACCATGAATGTGCTTACCTTTTGATTTCTTATCTTCTCTTTCTGCTGACTTTGCTTCTGACCCAGCATACTTTGATGCTGCTTTTGAATCCATTCTATCAGAGTTGCCTGCACGTCTTTCAGCAGCAGCAAGTCTTCTCATCTCTTTTGCATCATCATCTCTTGCTTCATACATTGAAGTATAAAGTTCTTGGAATTTCTTAGGTGACAACATAAGTATAACTTTTTAAATATTTATAAAAAAAGAGGGTCAAAGACCCTCCTAATTATAATTTAAATCCAGCAAAAGTATCTTTCTTTACATCCTGCTTAATACCACCAACCACATAACTCTCAACTTCTGTTTCTTGTGGAGCAACTTGAAGACCCTTAGAACTAATCCAATGTTCAGTCCAGGGAAGGGGATTGTTCTTTGATGAAACATCATACATTGGTTTGATACCAATAGATTTCATTCTACGATTAGCAATCCACTCAACATAGTTACCAAGCAACTTATCATTCAATCCAATCATAGAACCATCTTTGAATAGGTATTCTGCCCACTTCTTTTCTTCATTAACACAATTTTCAAAAGCACCTTTTACCCATTCTTCTTCTTCCTTAGCAATTTGCTGCATTTCTGGATCGTCTCCTTCACGCCACTTGTTGAGGATGTTTTGAGTAATGACAAGATGCTGGTTTTCATCTCTGGCGATAAGAGAGATAATCTTAGCGGATCCTTCCATAAGTTTGAGTTCACCAAACGCAAACGAGCAAGCGAATGAGACATAGAATCTGATGCCTTCGAGAATATTGACATTAGCAATTGCCCTATAAAGTTTTCTTTTAATTTCTAATCTTTCTTCTCTGGCACTACCAGCGCCTTCCATAGCATGTACCCAAAGATTAGAGCTTCCATAATTTTGAGCACTATTGATGAAATCATCATATGCTCCAGTAACTGATGCTGCACGTTCTAAGATCTTTTCATTATTTAAGATAGTATCAAAGACTTCTGTGGGGTCAGGGTAAATATTCTTAATAATATATGTATAGGAACGACTATGAATCATCTCCATAAACTCCCATACAGTCATACATGCTTCCAGTTCAGGAAGTGAACAGTAAGGAATAAATGCCATACCAGGACCACGACCTTGAACAGAATCAAGAAGAATTTGATACTTCAAATTAGAAGTGAAGATGTGCTTCTGTTCTGGACGAAGAGATTGGTAATCTCCACGATCTTTCTGTAAAGAAATTTCTTCTGGTCTCCAGAAGTATCCCAATTGTTGTTGAGTTAATTTATCAAAGACAGGATACTTATAAGTATCATACCTTTGAACTCCAAGAGGAGAACCAAAAAACATAGGTTGTTTCTTAGAGTCCACCTCTTTGGTATTAAACACAGTCATTCCATTTACCATTTTATCTCTCTCTGCTGTAATTCTAAATTGAACATGAGTCACAAGATTCTTCTCCTCCTTTTAGTAGTTCTTGAACAAGGTCATTAATATTTGGCACATCTTCCTTAACCTCATCTGTCTTATTATCATATGTATTCTGGTAATAAGATGTCTTCCAACCATACTTGTATGTAGTTAAAAGGTCTTGTGCCATTACACTAACAGGAACTTCATTATCCTCATAATTCTCTGGATTATAGGACCAGTTTCCAGAAATTGCTTGATCAAAGAACTTCTGCATAACTGCAACAATATTAATATACCCACGATTGCTAAGCATATCCCAAAGCAACGTATAGTTGTTTTTAAGAGTTGCATACTGGGGAACAATTTGTTTAAGAGGTCCTTTCTTAGACTTCTTAATAGACATGTATCCTCTTGGAGGTTCAATTCCATTTGTTGCATTAGAAACTACAGAACTTGATTCTGATGGCATTTGTGCAGTAAGAGTGGAGTGCCTTAACCCAAACTCTTTAATTGATGCTCTAAGGGATTCCCAATCATGATGAAGGGGAACAGATGAGATTTCATCAACATCTTTTTTGTATGTATCAATAGGAAGAATGCCCTGTGAATACTTGGTTCTTGGGAAATACTTACAAGCACCCTTTTCTTTGGCAATCTTATTAGATGCTTTAAGTAAAAAGTATTGGAAGGATTCAGACAATCCATGAACTGCATCCCATGCTTCTTGGGAATCATATTTGAATCCAAGTTTAGCAAGGTAGTGAGCAAGACCAATATAACCAATACCCAAAGACCTACGTGCTTTGGTTCCAATCTCTGCTGCTTCAACAGGATAGTTCTGATAATCAATCAGTTCTTCCAGACCCCTTACAGCCAACTCACAAAGTTCTTCAAACTCTTCATCATCCTTAACCTTGCCTACATTAATAGCAGACAAGATACAAAGGGCAATCTCACCTTCTGGATCATCAATATGTTGAAGTGGTTTAGTTGGAAGTGTAATCTCTTGACAAAGATTACTCATTTCAACTTTATCTAAGAAGGAAGAGTGTGAGTTGCAATGGTCAATATTCATAATGTAAATACGACCAGTTTCAGCACGCTCTTTTAGGAGTGCCAGAAAAAGTTCTTGACCACCAATAGTTTTTCTTGGAATAGATTCATTTCGTTCTGCATTCACATAAAGGTCGTCAAATCTATCAGTGCCAAAAGCATCATACAAACCAAGAACATCATGTGGAGAGAAGAGTGAAATCTCCTCATTTCTAATGAACCTTTCATAAAACAACTTACTAATTTGAATGGAGTAATCCAACTTACGAACACGATTATCTTCTGTTCCTTTGTTGTTTTTAAGAACAAGAATGTCTTCTATTTCTTGGTGCCAGATTGGGAAGTGGACCGTTGCTGATCCTCCTCGTATGCCATTTTGCGTACAACAACGGACAGTCGCTTCAAACTTTTTGAGAAATGGTACAACTCCAGTGTGAGCCACTTCACCCCCTCTGATTTTAGCATTGATACCCCTGATTCTACCTGCGTTGATACCAATGCCTGCCCTTTGAGCAACATACCTCCCAATAGCCATATCACTACTGAAGATGCTATCGAGGGTGTCATCAACATCAACAAGAACACAACTAGCAAATTGCCTGAGAGGTGTTCTAACTCCTGCCATGATTGGCGTTGGGATGTTGATTTTGTGTTTGGAGATTGCATTGTAGTACCTACGAACATAGTCTAAACGAGTTTGTTTTGGATACTCTGCAAACATAGTCAGAGCAACCATAATATACATGAACTGGGGAGTTTCATAAACTTTAGCAGCACTCCTATCTTGAACCAAATACTTGTCTACTACCTGGCGAAGACCAGCATAGGTAAACAACATATCCCTTTCATGATCTACAAAACTATTTACTTTTTGAATTTCTTCTTTGGAATACTTTACAAAAATTTCATTATCATAAACTCCTTTTTCAACACAAGTATAAATGTGATTTTCTAAGGTTGGAAATTCATGGAGTTTACCATATAGATTTTTTCTAACAGAAAACAAAAGAAGTCTTGCAGCAACAAACTGATAGTTTGGATGTTCCAAATCAATCAAATCAGATGCAGCACGAATCAAAATTTCTTGAATTTCTTTTGTAGATACACCATCATAAAATTGAATACCAGATTGCATCTCTACCTGTGATGCAGATACCCCTGCAAGACCTTTACATGCCTCCTCTACCATAAGATGCATCTTATCAAGATCTAATGATTCAATAGAACCATTTCTCTTGACTACCTTTGTTCCGTTGCTCATATTTTTTTCCAAGTAGTGAATTTAAGTTTTGCTTCTAGACCAGAATAGTTGTTACATTCTACAATGCTCTGGACATCTCGTCCAGCCAATACCATATCATTTATATCCTTTTCTACAATAGTGTCTGGCCAAATCACTACTGGAAAACTGGAATCAATTGTCCTTTCTATTCTATCTACAATTTGTTTGTTTCTTTTTTCATTATCATAAACCATTACAAATTCTGTTTCAAAATTAGTAACAAAAAATAGTTTATCTATATCAGCACCAACCATTGCAATAGCATTGTCAATAAACATACTATCAAATGGACCCTCTACTATATAAACGGGTTTAGTCCAATCAACTTTATCTAATCCATAAATCTTTGGGTGCTTATCATCAAGAATAATTGTTATATATTTTACTTTTGAATTCTTATCTAAACTACGACCTTGAAACCCAAATATTTCTCCTTTATTAATAAGTGGAATTATGATCCTTGGTTCTTCATGTGTTGTAGACTCAAAAGTATGCTTCTGGTTATTAGTCCATTCTTTAAATTTTTCACAGTAATATAATTCCTTCAAATATTTGTTTGGTATTTTTCTACCTGTTACATAATCTACCGCAGGATGTTCTTTATTTAATTCTGCTAGTGTAGGTAGATCAAAAGATTTTTTTGTAAAAGTAGGTTTTTTAAAATTAAAATCTGGTTCTGGTGTATTAGACCTCTTACCAGTTAATCCATTTTTATACCTTTCCATTACATACTGGTCATACAAAAGAGTATCCATATCCTTTAAGAAATTAGTAAAAGACCTAGATGCTCCACAATTATGACACTTATAATTGTGATCATTTTTTGATTGATAGATATATCCCCTTGCCTTATTCTTATATTTTTGAGAGTCTCCACAATAAGGACACCTAAAATTATAAAGATTGTTCTTGACCCTTTTAAATTTTTCTAATCTTGCTGATACCAACCCAATATATTTGGAATCAATGAAACTCATTATAAAAAGAATACTATCTCAGTCTTTCTATTCTACCATTGTCCTGAGTATTTGACAAGATACTCGCCAGCATTTCTGAATTGTTGATGATTAAAGTTACCACTGCAAAAATTCCAATACCAATCCAAACTTTTTTTTCCAATCCTTGTAATTTATCCAATACTATATTGTGATCAGTATCCATTTTATTACTTAACTGGTCAATCTTTGCAAATAGTATAGCATCTACTTTATCATTACCTTCAATCTTTTGCTCATGAACCACTAACATTTTAGTCACATTCGCACTTACTTCACTCATCTTCTCAATTGCACTCTCAATACGTTGCATTAACTGCTCAGTAGTATGAAGCTTCTCCTCAAGAATTGCTACTTTTGTTTCTATTGTTTGAGGTGGAGTGTACATTGAATTCTCTATGGTTGAGGTTTTCTTCTTTGCATTTTTGCAAGATTTTTAAAGAAAGGATTCCAATTTCTTCTCTTTTCTTTTCTTAAATCTACTGGTGGTTGATCTGGAGGAAGTCCTGCTAAATTTCCACCTGTGGAGGTCATTTCCTCCCTAATAATATTTATTATATGACGCAATTTTGAATTTTCCATTTATAAGGATTCTAAAATTTTTAAACAGTTCTTATCAATTGGAATATCATTTAAAAAAGATTTTGGATATTCTGGTATCCTGTTTAAATATACCAAAAAAGTCTTCATAGAAGACCACAATTCTTTTTCTATTTTAAAAAATAAAAGTGGAAGTGCTGCATCATTAAAGATATTAAAGACAATTATAAAATGATTAATCAGAAGAGTTGTTTTTAACTCTCCTGATTTTACATATCTTCTTAACAACTTTTTAATATATTTAAATCTATTCAAGTCCTCAAAGAAATCATCTTGTGTGACTGCTTGGGGATTGTCATAATATTTAATGGCAAACAATATATAATTATCTTCATTCAATTCATCAAATTTCATAGATTAATTATGGCAGGAATACTGCATCATCATTAGCATCACCAGTTGCAAATGCAGTAGGTGTTCCAGTACTAATACCAGAGAATGCAACTAAAGTTTCAGATTTAACTCTAAAATTACCATGCATATCAACATAAGTATGAATACCAACCCAACCAGCATGAGCTACTTTATAAGCACCTACCTTTCCACGTACAGTAGCAGTATATCCATATCCAGCTTCTGCTGGATCAACACCATAAATTGTGTTTGTTAATTTGGTAGAAGTGGTTTGAATTCCTGCAAAGTTGGTATCTTCAAGAGTATAAATTGGTTTTTGTGACAATGTATATGCAATACCAACAATTGCAACACCAGTCAAATATTGAGTGGTTGCAATAGAAATTTGAGTTGCTGATGTAACTGAAGAAATTACTGCTTGTCCACATGTGCCACCAACACCAATAGTAATTACTGTTCCAGTAGAAATTCCAGCTGCAGTAAATGAAACTCCAGTTCCAATAATTGTTTTAGTAGCATAATTAACTGTGACTATGCCAGCTGAATAAAGACTATCTGCTTTTCCCCAAAGAGCCATGTGATGTACCTAAATTAGTTTTCTTTCTCTTATGTTATTTATAAAAATGGGAGACCTCCATAAAGGTCTCCCAAAATAATCTTTAATTTACTTACTATGGAGTAAGATCTTTTGCTCCTTTATCTTTCAAGAGTTTTTGTACCTGAATAATAAGAAGTGAAAGAATACCATTTGCCTTGACTTTTGTATTTGCTCCAAGTGCTTCTGAAACTGCAAATAATACAGTTGCTAAAAGTACTTCATTAGCCGTTACCCAGGCCCATACTATTGCGATTGACATAATAACCTCTTGTGAAGAATGATCCTATCTTATTTATCTTTGACACTCTTCAAAATAGCACTTGCCTTTTTAGCAAGTTGGTCATACTTACCAGTAACCTTTCTATTTGCTTCTGGGGCAGCAGGTTTAGAAGATTGGGTAGTACCCATAGGTTGTGAAGATTTTCTTTGGGGTTTTGTTAAACCTGCAAGAACAGTTTCACCTTTGCTATGAATTTTAGCAGTTCTTTCTCCTTCTTTTTTTGCTGCTGCTCTTTGGGCAGAAGTCATAGTTCTTTCAGACCTTTCTGATGAAGATCTCATCTTAGACTTTTTTGGGTCAAATACCCCTTCTTCCAAATTAGCAAAGGCATCAGGTCTATGAGCAAGATAAAGAATTACTGATTCATTAGTATCAACTTTCATTCTTTGAGATTGCTTAGCAACTTGAAGGTCTGCAATCTCCTTAGTAACTTTTGCTTTGGCTGCCTTTGCCTTTGCAGCAATCAAAGGAGCATTAGGGTCTTGCTTTTGAGTTGCAGTTGCAGTGGTGGTTTGATAATCACCTCTGGGAGCCATTGCTGAGGTCCCTGCTTCATCAAGATAGATATCAGTCATCTCTTCCCAAGTGAACTCAGAAAGATCATAACCTTCTGCAACAAGTTCAGCAACCCAAGTTTCTACTTCTTCAGAAGTAGTTGGTTTGGTATCAATTTTATTTTTAATACCTTTTCTTACGTCAATTTTTTGTTGTGATGACTTGCTAGTATATAAGGTTTCTTCTTTTACATTAGCAGCATACCACTTCTCAAAATCTTCTCTCTTCTTATTTCCTCTAGGAGGCATAGGAGTTCTTTCTCCACGAACAGGAGCATACTTTTTCTTTTCTCCAGATTCATACTTGTCTGGGTCTCTGTTAGCAACTTGTGCTTCATCCATATATTCTTCATTACGACGCTTTATCAAATCACTTTTCAGTTTTGCTTGGTCTTGGCCGTGCATCGAACCTGCTTTGGTAGTTCTATAGGTTCTATTCTTTTCAATTCTTGGTTTTGCTCTAGGTGTTCCTCTACCAAAGTTTTGTGTTTCAGCGGAGCGTTCGGCGTGTTCTCCAGCTTTTTCTCCGTGCTTCTTAACGATTGCCTTTTTAATTCTATCACCTTGGTCGTGAACTTTGGAACCATATGCATAATCAGCATCTACATCTCTGGATGCTGAATATGCTTTTATTTTAGTTTTGAGACTGATTTCATCAATTTGCTCCACTTCTTCTTCTACTTTCTTTTTCTTCTTAAACTTACCAGATACTTCTCCCTCTTCATATCCTTTCCCATCACCATCATCATCCCACCACTTCTTAACTTCCTTACCTTCCTTCTTTTCTTGTAAAGAAGTATAAGGGTCTTCCATCTCAAAGTGAGGTTTTCTAATATCTTCAAAAGTATTTGTCCAAATGTTAGTCATTTAACTTTTTACAGGATTCCTTTTTTTATTTATAGATCCTTTAGTTGCTCCAGGGGTCATAGATACCACATAGTCCAAATATCCTTTGGTCCCAACTAATGTATTTGGCTTTCCTGGTTCTCTTGTTTTACTATCCATTTTAACTTCTGTATACTCACAAACATCTTTAATCCAAGATTTGAACATAACCCCATCTTCTGTAACACAAATCAAATGATTGGCACCAGACCTAATAACCTCACCTCTTAATCCAGTATTACAACTCTCAACTATTGAACCAACTTTAAACAAGTTTCCAAAGATATAGTTCTCTCTCAAACCTTTCCAATCATATTCAGGAGCAATCTCCCAAAGATTATAACCTTCTTTAACATTCATTACATTTTGAAGGTCAGCAAATAACTTCTTAGAGTTCTTAAAATTTGATGTGAGTGCTTTCTTAAATGTTTCAAAATCATTCTCTGCTGCTGCTTTTCTAGCCATGGCAGATGATTCACTTTCAGAATCAGGATCCTTTGCACCAGCAGATATTACATTAATACTATTAAACTCATATACCTTACCATTATTCTTATTAGCAAGATTATCAATTTCAGATACTCTTTCTGCACCACATACAATATTAACTGCTGTATATCCTTCTTGATTTAAGAATATAAGAACATCAAAGATAGTTTTAAACTCATCACTATCAATAATGTTCTCAGCATATTCAGGATACATCTCCTTCATATAATCAATTTTAAGGTCTGGTGGAAGAGGATTCTTCTTTTGGTCCTCAGTTCTACTTGGGAAAATATAGAAGTTTCCACCAGATGCTGTTTGCTTTGCAGCACTTAAAACTTTTTGATGCGCTTTGGTAGGAGGATTAAACTTACCAAAAACAACAGTAACTACTTCACCTCTTGAATCTTCTTTGGGTGGTTTACCTTTTGGTGCTGCACCTGCTCCTCCAGTTGGTTTAGGTGCTGCTGCTTTTCTTGTTGTAGTTTCTTGTGGTTTAGCACCTAATCTTTTCTTTCCTGGTGTTTGACCTTTAAACTTTCCAGGATTTACTTCTGCTGGTTTTTGTCTTTTTTGAGTATCATCTTCTTTCTTAGATTTCTTTTTAGTATCTAAGAATTGAAGTTTACCCTTAAAGGTTTGTGCTTTACGTTCTCCTTGTTTATCAATCCAATACCCATGTCCATCTCCAACATACCCAAGTTTATGTGCCTGTTGGGCTGCTTGGGATGTTCTTGCTTCTGTAATGAACTGGGAGAATTTCTTCATTTATTAATTTGAGTATATATCAAGTCCTGATTACTACGAATGTACTGTAATCCAAGTTTTTGCAATTGTAAGTATTTATCTTTCTTTTCTTTTGGATTCTTATTTTGTTCCACAAAAATTACATAGAACTTACAAAAACTTTCAATACATTTTTTCTTGATTTGTTTTACTCTAATGTGTTGTTTGA